GCATTCCAAACAGCTTACAAGTTCCTGCCAGTGCTCCTCGTCAAGTCCGTCAATGTATGTCAGCACATCCTCAAGTGTTGTATTGTGTACTGGATGTGCGGAGGGCAACTGCTTTAACACAATTTCGCACGCTTCAAAGTCAAATGTTGCATCCCTAAGCGCATCTATCGCCGCCTTGCGGCTGATGCAGTCATCTTGCAGGGCTTTGCGTTTAATCTCGGATTTACTTTCCATCGGTTTCCCTTTCTGCGACAAACAATCGCCCTCCCATGATTGCGAGCTTTAGTGTTCTGTACTGCAAGGATATAAGCACCGACCTGTGTACGGTCTTGCCGTTCCACTTGTAGAATTTGCTTTCGCACTGGTCAAAGTTCGTGATCGACTTTATTTGTTTGCCCTGTCTGTAGATTGGCTTGGTCATCGTCCATCATCCTCCATTCGTTCCATGTATTCCAGCGCCTCCAGAGCCTTCTCCAGTGCCTTGCGAGCATTAGGGCCTGTCATGGCGTTCCAGAAAAGCATATCCTTCAGGATGTCCGACGCTTCTTCGTAAGTCATGCCTCGACCTCCTCCATCTTCTTCAGGTGGTTCCGAACAGCCACCTCGGAGCAACCCATCTCATCGGCGATCCATGCCACCGACCGCCCTGCATCTGCGAGCGCCTTAATCTTACCCGTGTCCAGCTTCTTGGGAGCGCTGGGCTTCGTGGGCTTCTTGGGTGCCTTCTCGTCCTTCTTCTTCGTGCACGTCACGAACTTCGCGATCTCCTCCATGCACGCGGGGCACAGGTCCCAGGTGCGCGGGACGATCTCGATGACGTCCTTGAGGTCGCCGTTGCTGTCCTTGCTGTACGCGCTAATATATCCCGCGTCCTCGGCTTTTACGATGCGCTCCTTACATCTGTCGCACTGAATTATTCTCATTTGTCCCTCCTTAATCCTCTTATCGCCTTATATGCGAATGCTTCGCGTTCATGCTGATCGACAGCGCCCACACGTGCCCATCGCGGCTCCGGAGCTTGCACTCCATCCATGCGCCCCTCTGCTCGGCGCTCAGGAGCAGCACGTACTCGTCCGGAGCGTTCGCCGGGTCGACCCAGTTGGCGGGGTTGTCGTAGTGGTGCAGCTCCTCCCCGACGTACTGCGGCAGGTCGGCGACGGCGATCTCGTATTCTGTTGACTCGAACAGTGTTAGTTGTTCCATGTTAGCCTCCATGCTGTTGCCGCATGTTGCCGATGTTGTCACTGTTGTTCCCAAATTCTTATAACCATATATATATTTATATATTTTATTTTATTAATATTTATAGAAACCCCGGCAACAGCGGCAACACGGCAACAAATGCTTTATTTACGGGCTTTTTCGTGTTGCCGACCTTGTTGCCGCGAAGCGACCCGGCAACGCTTTTTCAATCAAAAGGCGATTTTTCGACAGGAACATCACGAAAATCCGTAATTCGCTCATAGCATCTCTGTACTCCGTACTTTCCGCAACGTTGCCGTCCGACGTATTTCCAGCCTTTGATGTTGTTTTTCATGATGTCGTGCAACGAGTTGACGACCTGCGGCTGCGGGCCCGGATCGAACTTTTGCTCCAAAGCCTCGCGCCACAGCATCATGACGCACACGCGTCTTTCCTCCGTGCCGTCGAGCCACTCCTGGATGATGCCGATCTTCGGGTCTTCCTCCTGGAATGCGGTTTGCATGTCGAGCGCATCGGTTTGCAACCGCTTCGGAAGCACGAGAGAGACCCGCCCGCCGGCACGTGTGTACTCGTCCATGATCTCGCCCCAGGCTTGCGCAAATATGGCTTTGGTCGCCACCTCGTCCGCGAACATGTCGAATGTTGGCGGGTTAATATTGCACATTACCGGGAGAAATCGCCGGTTGCCGGTGCGGTCTGTTAGGAAGTCTGTTGGATTTGACGTCCCACACAGAATACACATCCTGCGACGCTGTTCTGTCCGTCTGCCATACGGCACGCGGATTGTGTCCCTGCGGGACGTCACGAAGGCCTTGATTGCCTCGACGTCCTTCGTCCGTTTGGTCGCTTGAAGCTCTGCGAGCTCTACGAACCACATGCCGCGCAGGTTTTCTATGGCCCGTGTGCTGTCCAGCGTGGAAAAGTTATCATGGAACCAGTCGTCGGACATTGCCAGCATCCTCAGGAACGTCGATTTTCCTCCGCCCTGCTCTCCCACCAATACCGGCATATAGTCGAATTTGCAGCCGGGCGAGTAAATCCTGGCGACTGCCCCGCGCATGGTGAGCCGCATTACGGCAGTGTTGTATTCATTCTTTTCCGCTCCCAGCATCATCGGCAGGAGGTTCTCCACGTACTTGTTCCCATCCCACTGCTCCAGGCATGTCTCGAGCATGCCCTTGATCGGGTTAATTGGGTGTCGGCTTACTACGTTGGTGAACGCGTCCGTAACTTTTGCGGCGAGCTTTATGCCGTACTTGTTCTCGACATAGCTCCGCAGGTTGGAGTCGTCCGCGTCTGTCCACTCACGCCAGCCTTTATGTGTTTTCCATGGAAGATTGCCGAAGACGTATGGAGCATACGCGATCTCGTTGAGGCGCAGCCGCCCATAGAGTTCCTTATCGAAAGCAATCGCCTCTTCCGCGTTGGCAATCGTCTGGGCCGGTCTGTCGGTGACCTCTCCGTCCTTGTCGATCACAAAAGCGATCTTTGGCTCATGCCACTCTTCCATGCCGGCAGAGACGACTTTGAGCTCGCCTTTGTTATAGCGGAGCGCGCTGGATACGATGATCTCCACCTCTTTATCTGACAGGGGTTCGACACAATTCTCCTGATTGGTCTTATTCACCGCCGCCAGAATTGCCGCGTCCGGGAGCCCCTGGGCCTGAAGAGAGCACGCAAGCCTGAACAGGCTGTCGTTCCGCTCTCCAGGCTGGATTTGTGTCGGGAGCTTGAACTCGTTCTCCTGGCGTTTCTCTTCCTCGCCAATCGCAAGGAAGCTGCGGACGTGATCGTCGAGCGGCGTGATCCCGACGTCTTCCGGATCATCCTCCCAAACGTACTCTGTACCATTGGGATGGATTGATGGAGGGGCGACCACATACCCGCCCTCGCCTCGGACGTCCACGCCCTCGAGCACTCCTGTTCTGTTTTTGATATCGTCGCCGGCATAGCTGTAATACAAATGCGATCCGCCTCTTCCGGTGATGACTCGGGCGGTCTCTGGAAGCTCTCCGTGGGCTCTCTCCCAGATCGAGACCTCTGCCACGCCGTCAAGCCCTTTGTCTTCGTCGAGGTCTTCATCGATGACTATCAGCCCCGAAATGGATCCCGTTGCGATCCCTACGGACGCCGTCGGCCACTTCTTCCACCATGCCCTAATGGGCCCGACGGACTTCTTCGCATCTTTACATCCATGCGGCGTTAATGGCTTCTTTGTCTGGGGAGACACCGGGAAGACCGCCCAATGGTATTTGGTGGCGTATTTAATCGCCGCCTCAAGGCATTCGTTCATTGATCAGCTCCATAATTGTCTGCCCTGCGTCCTCTGGGGTGCAGAATCTAAACCGCACCCCATAACGCTCTGTGATTGTTTCCATCGCTCTCTGAAGACGCGCGCCCTGGACACATTTGGGAGAATAGACGGCCCTGGGATTTACCCATGTGTGAACCTGAGAGACGTCGGTGATGCCCAGCGTGTTCTCTACGAGGATATAAAGCTGGCATCCTGCCGCCTTTGCGGCCTTGCACTCCTGGATAAACCGGTGGTGCTCCTTGCCGCAGATGTTGGCTGCGATCTCGTCCATGTTTTCCTTGGTGTCGATTGAGACCGGCGGCACCGGAGCATAGTCGCCAAACGGTAGCTTGCTCCGGAGCAGCTCGACCCCATTGTCGGCAAACCATGTATGCTTAATGTCGTGCTTGCCGGCTTTCTGACGCGTGTCTTCCTGAATGACCATTAGAAGGGAACCTCTTCATCCATGCCGTCAGGGATGGCCAGGAACGGATCGGCCTTCGCCGGTTCGGGAGCGCTGGGGAGCTTGACCGGCTCCGGAACCTTTGTTGTGCTGATCTTGTCGAGAGGAACTTCGCTGTATACAGTCAGCCGGGTGCCGACTTCTCCGTCATTGCGATAGTATTCTTCCTCGCGGAGAACGAGCCCGAGCTTTTTCCCGATCAGCGTGCGCTCGTCCGCGTTGACCGCTCCACCGTCAAAAACATAATTGCCGTTGCTCTTGGAGACTGCTGAGCAGAACCGCTTGAACATGCTCAGGGCGCTCGTTTTGTATGATTTGACATAGGCTCCGACCCACTTCCAATCGGGATGATCCTCGCGGAGCGCGGAGAAGTGACCTTTGTACTCTCCCTCTGCGATGTCATAGCTGACCTTCAAATACTCGCGATCCTCCACGTCTTCGACGTTAGAGATGATGCAGGCATAGACGCCAGCGGGGAGCCGGGAGCTCTGGCCTGCTTCTTTTACGTTGGTTAAGTCGATGTGTTTCATTCGTTAATCCTCCTCTAAATACCAAGCTGTGTCCTTGTTGATCTCGTCAAGGTCATCAAAATATGTTCCCTCAAATTCGTGCTTTTCTTCGTCAATCCGCGACCGCCAATCAACCCCCGTCGCGTCCATTATCTTTCGCATTGGCTTGATCGTTCTGTCGAGCGAGTTGGCCCACGACTGGAGGGTTATATAGCAATCGACAAAATCGTCCCATTTTGCGGGGAAATAATATCCTTTTTTTGAAGATATGGGATAATACGGGATGAACTTAAAAAGGTCTTCCTCGCTGCACCTCCGCATATATTTGATCGTTTTGGCGACTTGCCCCTTTGTCAGTCCGGTCTTGTCTATCAGTTCTGCGGTGGAGCAGGGAGCGGCACTGTTGTGATTTCGCAAGATGCTGACGATCTCGTTGGCTTTTGGGCGTATTGTGATTGAGTCCAACACATATTGATTTTTACGCTTTGCCATTCCATCCTCCCATTCCGTAATACTCCCGGATCGCCGTGTCGACCGCCTTGAGGTCGTTCGGGATTTCCAGCTCGAACATTCCCTCGGGACTTTTGGCAGTGCTCTGACCGTTGGCCTGTGTATAGAATTTGTGGTCGGCACAGTAGAGCACGATGTCAAAGCAGCCCTCCAGGGTGAGCTTCTCGTCGAGCATGCGTCCGATCGTCTTGGCTTTCTCCCGGCCGTCCGCGTCTGTCTCCGTGTGATGCAAGAAATAGACGATCTTGTCGTCGTCTTCCAGGTCGTTCACGAAGTGGATGAGGTTCCGGAAGTTGACAGCGATGTCCGTAAATTTGTCGTAGCCCTTCTCTTTTGCGCGGTCAAAGAGCTCGTTGACCAGCAGATACTGGCTGTCGTCGATGACCACGCTCTTCGCCTTTGCCTTCTCGATGATGTTCTGGAGCCATGAATACCGCGCCAGATTGAGCTGGGCGGAATTGTTCGCGTTTTGGAACGACTGCGGCACGCGCACGGTCTTGATGGCTGATTTGAATGGAAGCCTGCCTTTTTCTACGGAAATCACGCCGACTTCCTCGGGTTTGAAGCCCTTCAGGGAGTAGGTCTTGCCCGCTCCGCTGCGTCCGATAATAAAAACTGGAAGCGCCATCTTTCTACCTCCCCTCACTTAATCGACAGGCTCTCGGCCTGCTCGAGGTGTGCGAAGCCCAGCTCGGTGCCTTCCTTGAGCGCGTCCTTGATGGCCCTCTTGTCGACCTGGGGCTCCTGAGGGATCAGGAATTCCGGGGGCACCATCTTGGGGTCGTCGATGACCACGGACGCGGGGCTCTTCCGAATGCCGAACGAGAAGAGCTTCGTCTTGAATTTGGTCTTGCCTGTCGCCACCATGGCCGACTGGAGAGCCGCCTTCATTCGCTTGATGTTGCTCTCGATCGAGAGCTTCTTATTCCGGAGCCGTTTGCTCTCGGCGTCGCACGCCGCGGCGTCGTACTCGAGCATGCGGATGACCTTAGCATAGTCTTCCGCTTTGCTCTCGAGTTCGAATTCGAGGCCCTCGAACGTGTCCGCGATTGCCTGCGGATCGCTCTCGGGGTCCTCCGCAAGTTCCAGAAGAGCCTGGTATTCCGCGGTCAGTTCGTACAGTGTGCTCAATTTGCAAAAACCTCCTGTTCTCTGATATACTCAGAGGTGTACTGAGTGGTCGCGCATTCGTCACAGAACCGATAGATGCGCCATTTATAGACCACTTCCGTGTATGTCCTGCTTGTGATACGGCCCCCACAGCCGTCACAGACAGGGCATTTTTCAATCTGTTCGTCACAATCAGCGGCGAACCTCTCCGCGTCCGATACGGGATCAGGTGAACGGTAAATCATCTTCAGCTCCTTCCAGATCAGTCGTGCAGAGCGGCTCGCAAGTACGATTCGTGGTATGTGTGATTTTTGCCCTATCCAATTTCTCGAAATATGAAACACCAACTTCTTTGTCATAGACTCTGACGGTTACGCACACATATCCCTCGTCCGGGGAAATGGTGATGGTCGAGCATTCGGGGCAAAAAACATTCGCCGCCTGCATCTCTTTGACGAGTGTGAATCCGATATTCGCACATTTCTTTGCGAACTCATCCATGTCAAATACCTTCATTAGTTCCCTCCTCTTCGTTTGCCATACTTCCAGCCGCGAACAGCATGATGAGCGCCCCCACGGCCATGAACACTGCCACAGGCGAGTCGCAGATACTTTCGCAGGCGACTGCCGCCACTATTACCCCGCCCAGAGCGAGGGCTTCTGGAATGATGCCCATTATTTGCACGTCCCTCCGTTCTCCCTGATATACTTCGCTCTCACCGACTTCTCCGACCGCCCCATGCGCTCGGCAATCTCCATGAAGGTCTTGCCCTGCGCACGAAGGCCGAGGAGCATGTCGACCTCGTCATCGCGCCACCCTTTGCCGCCAGTCACGTCCCTCTCCTCGCGTTCCAAGTCCTCGCGTGCCCTCAGGAGCTCCGCGGCGGTCGGCTTCGGCGGTGGCGTGTGGTAGTCTCTCGTGGGCTCCAGGAGCGGCTCTGGAAGCCTCGAGGCGTTTACTTTGATAGTTGCCCTTGCCATGATTAATGGATGCCTCTCTTTGCCTTCTCCGCGTCAAGCATCTCTCGATAGATGCGAAAGACTCGACGCCTCGCGCCCGGCTTCATCCACGTGTCGCCGATGTTGAGCGCGCCGGTCGCCATCAAATAGCGCACCGTCGCCGGCGTCATGTGGAGCTCTTTGGCTGCTTCTTCAACAGTTACAATCATGCCTTCACCTCTTCAACTTCTTCCAGCATGTCCTCGATCCGGATGCCGAACAGCGTCGCGATCTTTAACAGCTTGTCGACTTTCGGCGTGCCGAGACCGTTCTTCCAGTCCGAGATGGTGGACTTTGCGATGTTGGTCTCGTTCGCGACTCGGTAGTCCGTCATGCCTCGCTCGTCTCTCAGACGGGCATATCTCTGATACGTAGCCTTCATTTTCCTCCTTTCCGGGTTTTGTAAAAGAAATGTTACAAACGTGTTGCTAATGGTTCGGCTTGCCGTTATAATAAGACTTGTCAGGAACTTCATATCGGCAGCCATCTGCTTACCGGGTTTTCGGTGTGCCGAACTCCCGATAGGCTTAATATACTACGGTTCGCCGAATATGTCAACAATAATTTTTCGGGTCACCGAAGCATAGGAGGGGAACTGTGTACGAGGATTATGCGAGGATTAGGGACGAGAAGGGATTTTCAGATTATGCCGTTTCGAAGGGAACTGGCATCAGTGCCGGGACGCTCTCAGACTGGAAAAGGGGCAGATATAACCTCAGGGCGGATAAGCTGGCGAAGATCGCAGCGTTTTTGGGTGTGCCGGTCGATGCCCTCTTAGGTGTACAAACAGATGTACAGCAGAAGCCGTACTATATAAACGAGGAGACGGCGAGGATCGCACAGAAGCTCTTCGACGATCCTAATCTGCGCGTGCTGTTCGACGCCGCGAGTGACAGCCGCCCGGAAGATATACAGATGGCGGCGAGCATGCTTATACGTTTCAAGGAGACTAATCCGAATGGCTAATACGTACGTATATCTCGTAGACCTTCCGGTCGATGAGATGGTCACCCCTTGTATCGATGGATACACCATCTACTTAAATGCGCGGCTCTCCTATCGTGGGCGCGTGAAGGCATATCTCCATGCCCTCGAGCACATAGAGCGTGATGATTGGAGTAAGACTGACGTTCAAAAGATCGAAGCGGAGGCGCACAGATGAGTTACAAGATGCCAAACGGATACGGCTCCATCGTCAAGCTCTCAGGCCGCCGTCGGAAGCCCTATGCAGTGCGCGTGACCGAGAGCCTGGAACTGCAAGACGACCATGCCGTCCAAAAATTTAAGTATCTGGAATACTTCGAGAAGAAGAAGGACGCCGCCTTATATCTGGCGAACTACAATGCAGGGAACCGCGTGAGAGAGCACCAGAGCCTCGCAGAGATGCCCACGCTGGCAGAGGTATATAAGAGATGGATAGAAGAACGCGAGCGCCGCACAGGGCTTTCTGACAGCCTCAGGACGGCTTATAACGCTGCGTTTAATAAGTATGCGAGCATCCATAAAAATCGCATCAGGAGCATCCGCCTCGCAGACGTGCAGCCGATCCTGGACGCGCACGCGGACATGAGCAAGGCGACCGTTACGAACATGCTCATCGTCATCCGCGGCATCTATCATTATGCGATGCGCTACGAACTCGTAGAGGCCGATTTTACGTCCCTCCTGATTGGCGGTGGTAAATCGTCCAAGCAGATACACCGCGCCTTTTCTGCGGAAGAAATCGGGGCTCTGTGGGCATGCTGTGGCGATTCTATGGCGGACTATGTCCTCGTCACCATATACACCGGCATGCGGCCCGTAGAGCCCACGCTGATCGTTCCCGATAATGTTCGCATAGACGAACGATATTTGATCGGTGGAGTAAAGACGAAAGCAGGCCGGGAGAGAGTGATCCCGATTCACAAGAAGATCATGCCCATCATTGAGGCACGGATGGATCGCCGCACGCTCTTCGACCCGGTGCGCACAGACATATACAAAAAATGGATGAAGGAGCACGGCATGGATCACCTGCCCCATGACGGCAGGCATACCTGCGCCACTCTGATGGAGTCCGCAGGGGTGCCTTTGAACCGTCGGAAGCTGATCCTCGGGCATCGCATCAAGGACATCACTGAGGGCGTGTACACTCACGTAGAGCCGGCGGCGCTGGTGGCGGAGATTGATAAGATAAGTGTGTAGATTTGTATACTACTTGTATATTACGATGTCGAACGATGTCGAATTATCTCGCATTATCTTCTATAATAATGCGATGGCTTCGAAGGGTCTAAATTAAGATACTCTTATCCAAAAACCACGTATTTACGTGTAAAATCGGCATTTTTGTATCTTACGTGTATCTTACCATCTCGAACGATGTCGTTCGATGTCCGTAATTAAGTAGAAGCCCCGAGGGAGCACGCAGCTCCTCCGGGGCATTCCTGACTAAATTCCGCATGCGGATTAGATAGTCTCATACGAGTGCGCCATATTCTGCGGCAGAGCCTGGCCGTGACGCGCGGCCATTAGCTTGGATTGGCTTGAGTTAGTTTAATCGCCTCTTCCATGCTTCCCAGATGGCTGAGCCGCCCGTATATCCCCAACCAGGGACGCCGGGGCAGTTCTTTCCGGTGACGTCGAAGTGGCGAATAACGTGGTCGATACTCACGCCATACTCCTGCATGAGCCATCGCACGAGGTTCGCCGCCGCAGTCATCGTCTCAGGCTTGAACGCCCACGTGCCATTATTTTTGAAGGTACAGAGCTCTATTCCGATGCTGTTCCCATTGGTGCATCTTCCGAAGAACGTGCCGCCCTTGGAGGACTGTCTGCCGCCTCCGCAGTGCCATGAGTACTGCTTCGAGATGTCTGGGTTGTACTGCCAAATCTCGCCTTGGAAGCCCACGAAGAAGTCCGCGCTCGCCTGCCGATCCGCCGCATTGAAGTAATCAATATTATTTTTGGCAGTCCCAGCGGCTCCTGTGTAATGGATGACAATATACTCGATCTTTCGCGTCCTGCGGCTGACATTGAAGCCCCGAAAGCCCGTGTTCGCATTGATCGCAGGCTTCGGGGCGTCAGCTTTTTTTGAGGAGCTTATCTCCGTAGCATAGCAGTTATGGTCGAACACATACGTCTTGCCATCAATGACTTCCGTGCAGTCCATGTACGCGTGTCCCTGGTTCCTGCCGCTCACGGGCTCCAGATAGCATTTGCGGCCCTTCCAGTCGAGCCAGCCCGTTTTCATGGCACCGTTGCCGTCACAGAAATACCAGCATCCGCCGTCGTACACCCAGCCCGTGCACATCCAACCGTCCTTGTTGAAGTAGAACCAGTTCGTGCCCTTCGACCACGGCAGGAGCTTCCAGCCGACCGCATAGGTGCCGTTCGCGTATTCATACCACCAGCCTTTGGAGCCTTTGACCCAGCGGTCCGTGGGTGCCTTGCCATCGTAGGGGATGGCATAGGAGTAATGGCTGTAGCCGTACTGCACTTGGAGAGTCTTATTGAACGCGGTCATATAGATGTCCGCATCGGTGCGGAGCGTGTGGAAATACTTCTTACAATATCCTGCGCCCCACTTGGAGAAGCTGCTGGAGCCTACGGACGCGCCTTTTTTCTCCCAATCGTTATACCAGCACAATTCCGCCCCCAGCTCCTGGAGCTTCTTGCAGGGACCGTCCGTGCATGCGTTCCCATGGTGCGGCACCTTGAACACCTTCACGGGCGCGTTGAGGATGGAAAGATACCCCTCGAAAGCGTTGATGATGTCGCCAGTGCTGAGATAGTAGAGGTCGGGGAAGTAGGTCTGGATGCTCGTATTGTTGACCTGATAATCGGCCTTGTCGTTCCTGTTCCCTGCTCTCCTCCACAGGTGGCACCGTATCTTTCCGACCACCACGTGCGTCACAGCGCCCGCGTTCGGATAAATTATCTGCTTCTTGAGGGCGTTCGCCTGAGCGATGCGCCTGTTGGCGCGGTTATAGTCGTCGATGTCCAGAGCCTTGACCTCTGCGGGCGGTGGGCAGTATATCCTGTCAATAACGAGGGAGCTGTCGAGGAGCTGTTTCATCCCTGCATCGTGGTCAGGATGCCAGTGTGTCAAGATGTATGTCGCATGAGTGATGCCAACGTTCCGACAGTAGGCGAGGATTTTGTTGCAGAGGTCCGGCTCGCCGCCGTCAATGATGATGGCATTGTGTTCATCGTCATGGATGATTTGTGCATCGCCTCGCCTGTATTCGTAGCTTTTGCAGGGAAGGCCCGGGATATAAATTTTTATCATGGTGCCTCCTTATGCTTCGGGTGCCCAGACGGCAATCCATTTGTATGGCGTATCTTTGGCGTAAAACATTACTCTGTCCGTTTTGTTCGGATTTTCAGACCATGCCATAATGTGCTCCGAGGTTGCCCATGTAGCATAGTTATCGGCGGTGGTCGTTCCATCAGTTTTCAGATTGAAGGAGTATCGGCTACCAAAAGCAAAACTTCCGTCTGTTGTGCTAAAAATCGCTCTTGCTTGCCCGTAATAAGTGCCGCGTACGATACCGCACAACAGGTCGAAGGAAAAAACCTCTTGAAAGATTATGCTCAGCCTCCGCATTTCGCTCTCTGGGGCTGCGTTGCAAATAAAATACATCCAAGGAGGGGTTGCGTGTGTATTGCTGAACTCTATGGCGACAGGCGTGTACATGTCTTCTTCCGGTGTCCATATACCACTCTCATATTCCAATCCACCGCCCCCACTAATAGACGCTATCGCCTCAGCCATAGCCGCCGCAGTCAGAGCCGCAGTGTCGCCAGTCTTGGAGCGGATAGCGTCTGCGATATCGGTCAGGGTGCTTCCATCGATACTGTACTTACTCAT